GTATTAATCAAAGACTTAAACCTAATGATACTGATGCAGACCAAACTAATACAAACACTTTTACTTCATTTGATAGTGATGGTTTTAGTTTAGGAACAGATGCAGATGTAAATGCAAGTGGAGCTAACCATGTTGTATGGTCTTGGAAAGCTGGTGGATCAGCATCATCAAACACAGATGGAAGCATAACAAGTTCTGTATCTGCTAACACTACTGCTGGATTTTCGATTGTGTCCTATACGGGGACTGGAAGTAGTGCTACAGTTGGAACAGGATTAAATGCTGTTCCTAAAATGGTAATTACAAGAAATAGAGATACAGCAACAAATTGGTGTGTATATTCATCTGAAGTTGGAAATACCAAAGCTTTGTTTTTAAATCTAAATAATGCACCAGATACATCAACACAATATTGGAATGATACTACTCCTACTTCTTCAGTATTTTCAGTAGGAACAAACACAGGAACTAATAAAAGTGGAGATGGATTTGTTGCCTACTGCTTCGCAGAGAAAAAAGGCTACTCAAAAATTGGAAAATACACAGGAAATGGAAATGCTGATGGAACATTTATCTATACAGGATTTAAACCTGCTTTGGTTATAATTAAAAATTATAGTAGATCATCAGAAAATTGGAATCTTATTGATAATAAAAGAGATGGTTTTAATGGTTCAAATGAAAATTTAGCACCTAATCTTAGTGGAGCAGAATCTTCTGGAAATAATAGATGGGATATATTGAGTAATGGTTTTAAATGTAGAGATACAAATAATGAAGTAAATGGAAGTGGAGATACATACGTTTTCATGGCTTTCGCAGAATCGCCATTTGTGAATTCTAATGGTGTACCTAACAACGCAAGATAAAATTAATTAAGGAGAATAAATGGCATATATAGGAAAACAACCAGTAGTAGGAAACTTTCAAGTTTGTGATGCTATATCCGTGGTAAACGGACAGGCAGCATATACTATGCAAGTTGGGTCTGCTAATGTAGAGCCAGAGAACGCTAATCACATGCTGGTTAGTTTAAATGGTATCCTACAAAAACCAGGTAGTTCTTTTACTATCTCTGGTGCAACAATTACTTTTGCTAGTAACTTAGCAACAGGTGATGTTATAGATTTTATAATATTATTAGGTGATACTTTAAACGTGGGTACGCCCTCAGATGATTCTGTAGGTGCTGCACAGATTAAGAATGATTTAATATCAGGAACTACAGCATTAAGTAGTGCACCAGCAGATACAGATGAATTTTTAGTATCAGATGCTGGAACATTAAAAAGAATTGATTACTCACTTATTAAAGGTGGTGGTATTACAGTTGCAGATCAATTTAGAGTAACTGCAAATATTACTTCTAATGCAGACCCTATATCTTCAAATATTGAAAGAGTTGATACAAGTGGACAAGGTGGAATGACAGATAATCAAATGTCTGAAAGTTCTGGTATTTTTACTTTTCCAGCAACAGGAATTTATTTAGTTTCTGCTGGTGGAAGAGGAGATACACCATCAAGTGCAGATAATGTGTCTATGACAATATCTGTAACAACAGATAATAGTAGTTACACTGGAGTTGTTGATATGGGTGAGAGTGGTGGAGCAAGTAGTTCAGCTAAAAATTTTGGAATGTATGGTCAAACTTTAATTGATGTAACTGACGTTTCAAATGTAAAAGTACGATTTTCTGTTGGAAGTTTAGCTAGTGGTTCTTTTTTTTCAGGAAGCACTACATCTAACCAAACATATTTTACATTTATAAGATTGGGAGATACATAAAATGGATAAAGATTACTTACAATTAGCTTTAATGAGTTTTAATACTGATACACCTAATTGGTATGGTTGGAAAAAAGAAGATGAAGATGGAAATAAAATTCCTAATGAAGATCGTATGCAATATAAGTACATAAAGATTATTAAAGATGGTGCAACTATGCCAAGTAAAGAAGAAGTAGAATCAAAAATACAACAATTAAAAGACGCAGAAACAGAAACAGAAAATAAAAAAACATCAGGCAAACAAAAATTAAAAGATTTAGGTCTTGATGATGATGAAATAAAAGCATTGATGGGAGCATAATATGGCTCTACTCTTTGCTAACAACAACTCCCTATCAGCAATCACAAGTACACCCAGTGGTGTAGGTGGGGGATCATTAAATCTTATCTCTACTTCAACTGCATCAAGTTCATCAACTTTAGATATTACAAGTGGTATTGATTCTAGTTACAAAGAATATATATTTAAATTTATAGATATTCATCCAGCAACTGATGGTGCAATTTTACAATGTAATGGTAGAGATGGTGGAAGCTCTTTTGATGCAACTAAAACAACTACATTTTTTTATGCTTATCATGATGAGGGTGATAGTGATACAACTTTAGAATATAATGCATCTTATGATATTGCACAAAGTACATCAGCATTTAGAATATCAAATTTATTAGGAAATGGTAATGATGAATCTTATTCAGGCACAATGCATTTATTTGATCCATCTAATACAACATTTGTAAAACATTTTATACTTAGAGCTAGTATGTATCAAAGTGGAAGTTATAGTTTTGACATAAATGTTGCTGGGTATTTTAATACTACATCTGCTATAGATGGATTACAATTTTCTATGAGTTCAGGCAACATAGATTCAGGAACAATAAAATTATATGGCGTTAGTTAAATATAATAATAATAGTATAAGTAGTGTGACAAGTGCTGCTAGTTTCCCTGCGGGTGCTATGACACTTATTAAAAGTATTACAGCTAGTTCTGATTCTACAATATCTTTTGTTCATGGATCATCAGATGTAGTCTTGGATAGCACATACCCTATTTATTTATTTAAGTTTATTAATATGCACCCAGCAAGTGCTGGTACAAATTTTAGAGTAAATTTTAGTGCAGATACTGGAAGTAATTATAATGTCACTAAAACCACAACTGTATTTAAAGCTGAACATCATGAAAATGACAGTGCAGCTTCATTAGGTTATGAAACTAGTCAAGATTTATCACAATCAACTAATCCACAAATGTTTATGATACTTGATAATGCTAATGATAGTGGTGGTAGTGGAGAATTATATTTATTTAATCCATCGTCTACAACTTTTGTAAAACATTTTATGGCTAATGGAACTGGATTTGTAGTAGATGGTGGAAATCCAAAACAATTTACTATGTATGTAGCTGGATATGGAAACACTACGTCAGCAATAGATGCTGTGCAATTTTCTATGGCAAGTGGCAACATAGATGCTGGTACAATCAAACTATATGGAATTAAGGATAGTTAATGAGCATAGTCAAACTAAATAATAGGGGAGTTAGATCAGTAACTGCATTTGGTAGTCTTACTAGTGGTTCTATGACATTTATTAAAAAACTAACAGCCTCTGGTTCTTCTAATTTATCTTTTGTTGATGGAAGTAGTGATGTAGTATTAGATAATACCTATAAAGAATATTTATTTACTTTTAAAAATATACATCCAGCAACTAATAATACAAATTTAAGTTTTAACATGAGTGCAGACACAGGCTCTAATTATAACGTGACTAAAACTACAAATTCTTTTTTTTCTTACAATTCAGAGTCTAGTTCAGATGCTGGAGTGCAGTACGCAGGAGCAGAGGATTTAGCACAATCAACTGCAGTTCAACATATATCTGGATTAATAGGAACTGATAATGATGCAAGTGCTTCTGGGTATTTACATTTATTTAACCCAAGTTCTACAACTTTTATTAAACATTTTATATCAAGAAGTCATGTTTACAGATCATCAGTAAACTATAACTATGATTGGTTTATTACTGGTTATGGAAATACAACAAGTGCGGTTGATGCAGTGCAATTTACAATGTCATCTGGCAACATAGACGCTGGAGATATTTGCTTATACGGAATTAATTAGTAATAATAAGGAGAAACAATGCCAAGATATCATAATATAAATGGTGAGAGAGTACAGTTTACGGCTGCAGAAGAGGCTGCTAGAGATGCTGAAGAACAAGCATGGGCAGATGGTGCCCTGGGCAGAGCACAGGCTAAACTTAGATCTAGAAGAAATGCTCTTTTAGCTGAGACTGACTTTTATGCTTTATCTGATGTTACTATGTCAGATGACATGAAAACATACAGACAAGAATTAAGAGATTTACCTGAAGGTAAGGATACTGTTGACAAATGTAATAATGTTACATGGCCAACTAA